ACGTTATTTGACGCTGTTGTATTTGCTGCTAAAGAACTTTTACCAATAGCTACGTTGTTAGCACCTGTAGTATTTGCCACTAAAGCTAAATAACCAACTCCTACATTGTTATTAGCTGTAGTATTGGCTACTAAAGCACCTCTTCCAATTCCAATATTAGCATCACCTGTTGTATTTGCTTCTAGTGCTTTCATACCAACAGCTACATTGTTTTCACCAGAGGTATTTGTTGTTAAAGTATAAGCACCAACTGCTGTATTATCACTGGCTGTGGTTATTGCATCACCTGAAGCATAACCAACAAAGACATTATCATCACCAGTAGTAAGTGCAGTACCTGCTTCATCACCGATAGCTACGTTGTAGTTACCACCACTAGCAATAGAGTTACCTGCGTTGACACCTACACGAACATTACTTGTTCCTGCTGAAGCAGTAATTATATCTGCACCATCGGCAAAAGTTACATCTGCTGCAAAGTTAGTAGCACCATCTATATCTACTACGTCTAGGTTAGCTGTGCCGTCTACATCTATTGAGCCAGCTAAATCTATATCACCACTAAAAGTAGCTGTTTGTGCAAAAGTAACACCACCACCATCAGCTATGGTCATGGCATCATCTCCATCAGTATATTCTATGAGAGGAGTTTGTATGGAAGAGCTGCTTTCAATAATTCCACTTGTTTGTAGATTTAAAGAGGAAAAAGCATCAACCATTGCTCCGCCAGAACCTGCACCATCTGCATAAATAACTTTTGTTTTACCAGAAGGTATAGTTACTGTTGCACCAGTACCTTGTTTAATTATTATAGATTGAGAACCGCTTGTTCCATTTTCTATAATCCATAATTTTGAAACTGTATTTGGTCCAATAGTAATAGTACAAGTAGAATCTAATGTACCTGTATATTTAAGAAATATTGATCTACCTGGATCGGTAGCTCCATCTGCTATTGTAGTTGTGTGCGTGTCTGCGTTTGTAGTTATGCCTTCTGTGCCATAACTAAAAGCTTCAGCAATTAATTCAAGATTGGTATTTGTTGTATCACCCCAAGTACCACTACCATCTCCAGTAGCCATCTCGTTTAATCTTAGGTCATTTACATATGAACTTGCCATTTTATTTCCTCTTTATAATTTTATTATGCTACTTCACTCCAATCTGGCGTTTGTGAAGTAGAAACTTCTGAATAATTTGCTGTTTGTGTTGTTGATATATTACTATAATTTGCCGTCTGTGAATCACTTATATCTTGGTAATTTGCAGTCTGTGAATCATTTATATTATTATAATTAGGTGTTTGACTATTATCTATTATAGTCCAAATATTAACACCTTGTATTTCTCCAGTACCAAATACTCCTGTTATATTAACAACTGATTTAGCTATTACTGTTTCATTGCCTAAAGCTGTTGTTCCTGCTAAACCAGTAACTGATAGTATATTATCACTAATTGTACTAACTGTTCCTAAAGAACTGGTAGCAGAAATTCCAGTAATAGCAACATTAGCTGCTGCAGAAACTGATTCATCTCCTAGTTCTGATGTTGAGGCTACTGCTGATACTCCAGTAACTGCAGCACCCATAGTAATAGCATTACCTAGTGCTGATGTTCCTGCTAGTCCAGTTACAGACATATTTGCATCTGCTGCAACTGATTCACTTCCTAAAGCTGATGTGCTTGCATTTCCTGTAACAGAAATATTAGCTGCACCAATAACAGTTTCACTACCAAGTGCAGATGTTGCACTAACTCCAGTTACACTAACTAAAGCTTTAGCTATTACTGTTTCGCTACCGAGTGCAGTAGTTCCCGCAACTCCAGTAACAATAACTGGTATTGGTTCTCCAAAGGTCAGTTGACCCCAGGTGCCTCTACCCCAACCAGTTATATTAGCCATTGGCTACTAAGCTATTCTTATAATAGCGTTTGAAGCATCTGCTGCAGGGAATTGTATTGTGAAATCACCTGCTGTGGATGTTTTATCTCCACCAAAATCTAAAATTGCTACAGCAGGATCACCTGACGCACTATCGTTAAATATCATTGCACCTCTAGCAGTAATAGTTGCTGTACTAAATGTTAAATCAGCAAAATCAGTTAATGCAGTTGTACCCGATGTTGAAGGATCAACTCTAGTTAAAGTACCACCTTTAGCTGAATAACCTGTTCCGCTAACTTCATTAGAAGTTGTATATGCACTTGTAGAAGCACCTAATGATGCAGAACTTGTGTATAGTGCTAATTGAAAAGTGCTACCACCTGAATTTTTAAAATTATGCACTCCTTCTAATAATTCTTGTTTAAATGAAGTGCACATTGCTTGTGAAATTGCCATTAAAGTCTCCTTATAATATCAGCCATATCTTTATGACCTTGTTTTTGTAATAATCCTGCTACAGTAGCTCTATCGCTAGCTACAGCTTGTTTTAAATATAAAAGCACAACTTGTGTCATACTATCTTTAAATGCTTGTGCTTGTGCTTTAACCATAGGGTCAGCATTATCACTAATAGATATTAACTTATCTATAATTCTTTCAGTCCAATATTCAGGACTTAAACCTGTATTGTTGGTAGTTTTAACATCTATGCTACCTAAATTTGTTGAGACATCTACACTAAACATTATGTTACCTGTTGTCTTACAGGACCTGTCCTGTAATTATCTTTAGTATTTTTACCTTCACCTAATACTTTTAATCTACCTAAAGCTTCATCAAATCTTTTTTGATAGTTAGCCATAACATCAGGTTCTCCTTTCATAAAAGTATAAGCTTCTACTAATGATCCATATAACATAGCATCTGCTGCATTTGTTCCTAGCCAACTTGTTCCATCTGAAGATGTTGTAATAGATGTTGGTTTATATTCATAATGTAATTCTACTGTTAAATTAGAACTAGGTGTTGGAGCTACAATAAAACTATCTTCATCAAATCTTGCATAATATTTAGGTATTCCTGTTGTAGAACTACTAGGATAAGCTTCTCTAATAAATGCTACGTCTTTAAAAAGTAACATTTCATATCCACTATTATCTACAGCTAGTGAATGTGGAGATAAAAAATCAGTTGGTACTGTTAAATATTGATTACCAGAAGTTAAAGTTCCAGTTACATTTTTTCTAAAAAATGGTAATGAAACTTGTTTTTGTATTCTTTCCTCAGCTTCTACAATAAATTCATCTAAATAACTTACGAATGTAGATTCTGTATTATTAGTATAATCTTGTATTGCTGATTTTAATGTTGTAAATGTCCAAGCCATTATTCTGTACTCACTGTAACTTTTCCTACTTTAGATGTTAGTATTAAGCCTATGCCTGTTACTGGATCAAATCCAAAATAAGTGGTTGATTCTTTTCTTCCTCTATCTACTCTTGGATTAAATAATGCTTGATTATCTGCTGTATCTACTTCTCCTAATTTATATTGAGGATGATCTACATCAAAACATTCACTGCAAACTCTTAATCCATTACGAATACTATCTTGTATTTCGTATTTTAAATCATTTAATTTATAGGTAAAACCACATCTATCGCAGTCACCTAATGCTTTTTTGCCTACTGCATACATTAGTAAGCACTCAAATCAGGAACAAATCTAATTGCTGCTCTTTCTCTATCTGCATCACTTACTTCATTCCAAAGCTCGTCATACCTTTGTTTAATCATTGGAACCCTATTTTGAGCTTCTGGCATTTTGCAAGCTAAATTATATGCAAGTGCATAAGTTAAACAAGGAAGATATCTTCCAGGAACATCTGCATTATTACTTGCTACATTACCAGCATCTTCAATTCTTTGAACATAATCATAAACAAGTGTATATGTTTGATTAGAATCAGGTGTTGACCATAATACGATATTGTTAGAACTAGTGCCTTTATCTATAAAGAATTGTGTAGGTTTAGATTGCAGTAACTTAACAGCTTGATGATTATATTCTGTTCTAGATATTCTGTTTAATCTTTGATCGAACTGTTCATTTGTATCACCTGCATCTGTTCTAATAAAGGCATCAACTACTTCTAATGCACTTGAAGGTAAAGCGTAACTGCTTGTGCCAGCAGTAAGTGTTTGTGTTCCTTGCTCTATCTTCCAAAGATTTAATCCTTTGTTTTGCCATTCTAAAAAAATAAGATTTAGAGCTCTTTTAGCTCCTCTATAGTCATAGCCTGAGCGTAACTCACTGCCGCATAGATCATAAGCTTCTTCCATAATATCGCCTAAATCTAATGTAAAT